CCCTAAACAACACCGTCACTCAATCAGCACTAGGTATGACTCATAAACAGATAAGTAATTCTAATGTATCTAACGATGGTTTCATAAATAATTCTTATTAGGTACTACTCTTGGATAAACTTGGGGGGATAATAGGGGGGTTCATGCGTATAGACCATAAAGAAACTAACAACAGACACCATAGAAATCACCAAAGTCACAGAATTCCACACAGAACAGCAGCCCACAGCATTAACTATTAGACTAATAACCATAGGTCAATACAATAGACCTACTAAAGACCCCTATAGATCACTTCTGGGCAGATCTATAGGGGTTCTTTTAGTTAACCTATAGATATCTATAAGTACTCTTAAAATAATTTTGAAACAAAAATTTGAAGGGTTTACGCATATATACATATTTTATTTTTCCCCATATGTGTAGACTTTTTTCTGTCAAAAAGAACATCTTATTGTCTAACTTATTAGTATAACTAGGTTTTTACTAGACTTATAATCTAGTTAGGTAGTATCTAGGGTTCTTTTGTTACATTTTATTAAGTTTATTTGTATTTATTATTTATCGGTGGCCTCCTCTAGTAATACTGTATGCAGTACTAGCTAACTAATAGTTAACTAATAGATAGTTAGTACTAAGACCCAGTTATTAATTAATTATCATGCCAATGAATTTCGAGACAACCCATGAATATTACATGGATGTTACTAATTTCTTTTATTGCAATGAACATGATTGTTTGTGGTTAACAGATAAAGACGACAACCGATTAATGATTAATGGAATTAAAAATGAGCCATTAGTTAGATTGATGCGTAATCTTATTTGTAGCAAACAGCCAATCATGGACAAACTCAAGACAACTGATAAGGAAGAGCTTGAATATTTACATGAGATTTATGATTCTCTTGGAAAGTATTTGAAGCCTAGTAAATCAACTAAGAGTATCAAAGATGCTTAAGAACCATCACGAGAAGAGTCTTAAAAAGGCTCTTCAAAAACAAGATAAAGAAGTTAAGGAAGCTTACGTTAATGATTCATGGATGTTTGATGAGAGCATTACAGATGAAGAATTAGCAGAAGCCTATAAACAAATTGATCAAATAGAAAAGCCTAATTAATTTTAGGCTTCTTTCTTCTAATCTTTTTAATTACCTAGTCTTATTATCCTTAGCAAAACTTTAGATGAATCTTTAAAGGCTTTTTTTAAATAGCTTTTATAGGTTCTTCACGAACCTAGTCCCAGTTATTTTTATTATGACACAACGCACCGTTGAAATTGCAGTAGAAGGTACAGCATCCTTACTCTGCGGAAATGTTCAATACTCTGATCCTTTAGGGGAGTATTCAAAACATAAAACCTACTTTACAGATAAGAAGGGTAAAGCAAAAACTGATGGAGTCCACAGGGCTGTAAGAGTTTTAGATTGGCTTTACTCTGGTTACTGGAAGAAGGAAGGTACAGTAACACTTGATGAAAGTGAAAACTCTGTATCATTTCAAGGGTTTAGTAATCCTTATTTACCAGGAGCAAACTTTCAAAGATGTTTAAAAGAAGCAGCTAAGAAATGGAAGCTAGGTAAAGATGTATCAAGAGCTATCTTTGTTGATAACAATCCAGAGATTGAATTTGGTACAGAAAAAGATAAAGAAAAAACTGCTTTGGAAATGATTAATTCAAGAACTCCAAAGTATCAACTTGCAGCTTTTACAAGTAGAGGTGTTTGGGTTAACAGATTATTGTTTCCTAAATGGGCAGCTACTTTTCATCTTATTATTGATGATGAACTTATGGGCATGGATCAATTAAGACGTATAGCTAACATGGCTGGAAAAGCTGAAGGGCTTGGCACTTGGCGACCTAGATATGGACGCTTTGCTGTTACTAATATCAAAGAGGTAGACCAATGAAACCTAATGCTGAAGACTATCCATTACAAATTTGTGGTATTGCTTGGCGAGATCTTAAAAAAGGTCAAACTATTGATGCTGAAAAGGTAGAAGAAATGTACTTTCTTTTATCAACAAAAGGATTTATTTCTAAATCTAATCATTCTAATAGAGATATTAGTTTTAGGTCTTTACAAGTTAAAGAATGGATAGATGAAAGCAGGGTATCTATAGGAAAACCTTTAGTTATTAAACAAGATAAAGGCTCTTTGTATATTTTGACTGATGAAGAAGCTGTACCTTATCTAAATGGTAGAGCTTATACAGGTTTAAACATACATAAGAGGGCTACCAGGAAGATGTTTAATAGGATTGATGAAGAAAATCTTAGTCAATATGATAAAGATCAACTTCATACAAACCAAGGTCGTCATGCTTTTATTTGTTCTGCTGTTGATGGAGCAAAGAAACAAGTAATGAGGATAGAAAAAGATGGTGGGACTATTCCAAGAATAAAACCACCAGAAGAGGATTAAGTTGTGGGCATCTTTATGTGTAAGTCCTACAATCCCTGTATTTGACTGCTCCGTTCTGTATTTCAGCTAGTCGCTAAGCAAAGCAGAGACTCTCGCCTCGTCACAATTCAGTCGCTACTCAATCGTTGTAGGTTCACGATCAAAACCTTCTTTCAACATCTTTCATGGTTAATAGCTTAGAAAGATGAAAACCGTTTCGACTTCGGGCGTTGCGACATAACGTTGCTCAAAGCAGAACTGCGTACCTCAGATCGACTAGCCGCATCTCCCTTCAACTCCTTCGTTGGCAGTAAACGAATAAAACTGCCCTTTTTTTTTACCCAGAATTATTATGAAACGAAAAGATTATGCCACTCTCATAGAACTAGAGTGCATACACGAAAGATTATGTAGAATTTTAGGGAAACGTAGTAATGTTCATGAACTTCTACCTAATGTTTCTCGTATGAAATTAGATAAAAAAGAATCTATAACTTTATTAAAAAGAGAATGTATAAAAACACTTTTGGAAATAGATTATGAGTGATTATCCGTACAACCTTACAGCTATAGCTACGCATTTAAGGGAGCTATCTTTATCTATTGCTAAGAAATTAGACATAAGTGAGGATGATGCCTGGGATCTTTGCATGGAGAAACTAGAATCTAAGTTCTTAAGAATGAAAAGGGAGGATGACCAATGAGTTATTCAATAAGAACCAGGTTGCATCATTGGATTGAAAAATGCCCTTGTACTAATTTTTTAGTAAAGAATAAAAAAGAACAAGAACAAGTTGATGGGATTTGGTATGACGTTGTTGTTGTTGAATGTCTTGTAAAAGCAGAGGAACAACAATGATTATCTGTCCTAAATGCGGTGGCACAAATACCACAGCACCACAAACAAGGAATAGACCTAAAGCACCTTATGTGTGGAGATCTAGAACTTGTAAAGATTGTGGTAAAACTTTTAGTACTCGTGAGTACACGTTAGAAGAACTTGCTAATTTAATGGACAAAGATAGCGAAACTGTTGTTAATTTAAGAAGTCAATGTGATGATTTATTAGCAGACTTAGCCCTATTAATTTCCCAGTATCAAGATGACAAACGTAGTTAACCTTACTAAGTACAGGCATGATCGTGATAAAGCGATTGATGAACGTATTGAGAACGCTGAAGCAAGAATTAATGAATTAAATTTGTTGATTTATGCCTGGAAGCTATTAAAAAAGACTTGAAATAATAATCATTCTCATATATATCTAATTTTCTACAACTAAAGGAGGACTCCTATGCCCAGAAGGAAAGTCCAACAGTCGAGATGCCCACGTCTGTCTCAGGCTGTAAGGACTGTTTACAACAGAAGAAAACGTGGAACACCTGACGCTGATTTCTACATCATGCGTATGAATCACAACATCAAAGCTATTGGTGACCTACCTGTTAATCAGATAACAGAACCGTTAATTAATGTTCTGATTGATTATCACAGGGAGACTTTTGATAACGCTAACAAGACTATCAACAAGAAAGTATCTTCACTGCGTATAACACTGGAGGAGATGGCTTCGGATGGTCACATGGAGATGATTAAGTTTCCTAAAAGACTAAAAGAATCAAAAGGTAGGACACATTATTTTACTGAAGAAATGGAAGAGGAGATGTTGGAGACTTATCTTCATTGGGGTTTATATGAACACCATGATTTTATTAAGTGTCTGATAGATACTGGAGCCAGGTTAAGTGAAATGCTTGGGTTGGAGAAAAGATTTGTTGATTTTAATTTGAATCAGATAACTTTTCCTGATCGTAAGTGTGAAAACCCTGTAAGTGTACCGATGACTGATGACGTACAGAAAATCTTAAGACCTTATTACTTAAAAGCTAGAGCTACTGATAGGTTATTTCCTTATAACACTTATTGGCTACGCACTATCTGGAACAGAGTAAGAGATCATCTAGGGTTTGAAGATAAAGAATGGTATGTACCACATTTATGCCGGCATACTTGTGCAACTAGGCTAGTCCAAAGGGGAGTTCCTCTTGGAGTGGTTAAGGATTGGATGGGGCATGAGTGCATACAGGCAACAATGATTTATGCTCATCACGCACCAAAGCAGTTGCATGAAGCTGTAAAGGTGCTTAATACTAGGGAATCTAGTGCGTCTATCGCATCTTGAATGATGCTTGATAAGTGACCACTAAAAACAGAATTATTCTTTTTAAGTTTTTGTTTTTACTAACGATTACATAGACTTAAAATCCAGAGACTGTAATGGTCGTGCCGGTTCGAGTCCGGCCACTCGCACCAAGGCTGGAGTTTTTAGTGGATAACTTTAATTTGTTAATTAAAACAAGGAGTTATCAATGGAGAAACAGCTTAAAGTAGAAGAAGAAATGTGTGGTCGTGGCTATGATTCACGCCAAAGAAAAGTCCAGTTAAATATATCCAAGGGTAAAGAGTCTGAAAATGATTATGCAAGAAGCATGATTGAAGCAGGTCTTGTACCTTTATCAAAAGCAATACAACAGTTTCTTGATCGTCATTGGAGACAAGGTAAACCAGGACCAAGGGCTGTTGCTGCTGTTAAGTTAAATCAATACCCTGATATAGATGTCGTTGCCTTTATTGCCTTTAAAGCAATCATTGATTGTGCTTCACAGGTCAAGACTGCAACCCAGACTGCCATACAAATAGGTCATCTGTTGGAAGATGAACTTAGATTTAGTGTCTTCGAACAAGAGGATGAGAAACATTTTACTGCTGTAAGGAAACATATAACTGATACAACCCATCCAAGGTATAGAAGGAACATGATGATGGGACACATGAGAAACAAAGGTTTTGTTTTTCAGTCGTGGAGTAAGGAAGATAAGTTACGCATAGGCATGAAGATGATTGACCTGATGAAACAATCAGTAGGCATGATCGAATTAGCTACAAGAGGGTATAAAAATACAAAGAAAACTTATATTCAGTTCACTGATGGATCTATGGAGTGGATTAAGAGACAGAGAAAGAATAGATTTGCAGCTTATCCTATCTATATGCCCTGCCTTGAGAAACCTAGAGATTGGATTAGTACTACAGAAGGTGGTTACTACAGCAAAAGACTACGACACGTTAAGGCAATCAAGTCTAAGGATCTCGACTACTTAGAAGAAGTAACAGAAAGAAAACCAACAGCGTTTTTTGCAGCGTTAAATGCTCTGCAAGGTACGAAGTGGGAAGTAAATTTAAATATTCTTGATATTGCTCAGAGTTCTTGGGATAGAGGTATAGAAGTTGGATGCTTGATTGATGCTGAAACATTACCACTACCTCCTAAACCACATGATATTGATACTAATGATGATGCAAGACTGCAATTTAGGAAGGCTGCAAGTTTAATCCATGACCAAAATGCCCATGACCGAGCTAAAAGATTTCAATGTTTATCTTTGCTTGATACTGCACTGTATTACAAAGACGAAAGCTTTTACCACGTTTATCAGGCAGATTTTACCGGACGAATTTATCCGGCTGCTGCTACTTTTAACCCACAGGGAAATGATTTAGCTAGAGCCTTACATAGATTTTCTGAAGGCAAGCCAATAAAGAATGGAGAAGCTAAAAACTGGCTTGGTATTGCTGGTGCTAATCACTGGGGCATGAGTCGTTGCAGTTATGAAGAACGTATTGAATGGTCTGATACAGAAGGAGCAGCACTGGCAAGACAGGTAGCTAATAACCCAGAAGCTACTGTTAACTTATGGGGTAAAGCTGAAGAACCATTTCAGTTTGTTGCTTGGTGTATTGAGTGGAGTGGGATGTTAGATGAAGGCTATGGGTATATATCAAAGCATCCTGTCCTGTTGGATGGCAGTAACAATGGCTATCAACACTTTGCAGCCATGACCTGTGATCAAGACCTTGCAGGTAAGGTAAATCTTATGCATTTTAATGAGATTCAGGATCTTTATAACGAGGTAAGAACAGAACTGATTGCTGATCTAGCTAATAGTGACGATCAACTGGCTATAGATTGGTATTCTCATGCAGAATTTATAACAAGAAAGTTTGTAAAGAAACCAATCATGATGATTCCTTACTCAGGTACTTTGTATGGTATCTGTTATGCGATCAAAGATTATATTCATCAGCAGAATATTGAGTTGCCTTGGCCGCAAGATGACTTTGCACATAACTATTTTTTGGCAAGAAAAATTGTACAGATCGTAAAAAAAGTATGTCCTAAATCATCAATAGTCATGCAATATTTAACAGACATTGCTAAATGTTTTGGTAATGAAAGTAAAGTAATGAAGTGGAATACACCTTCTAAGTTTTATATTAATCAGAATTATTACAAGCTAAGTAGTAAACAAGTAAAGACCAAAATAGGGACCAGCACTATAAGGTTGTCACTTACTGATAGGACAGATGAGGTTGACAGTAGAAAAACAAGTCAGTCTTTTGCTGCTAACTTTGTCCATAGTTTAGACGCTGCTAATGTACATTTAGCATTGCATAAAAGTAAGGAGAAAGGTCTTACAAACTTTACAACTATCCATGATTGTTTTGGTTCTACTGCTGCTGACATCCAAGAATTTATATCCTGTGTGAAAGAATCTTTTGTAGAAATGTACACCGATAACGTACTTGATAATTTATATGACCAAGCAGTACAGCAGTTAGATAAACCAAGAAGATTACCGACACCACCAGATCCAGGTGACTTTAATATCTGTGAAGTTTTACTTGCTCCATATGTATTTAGCTGACAAAGGGATGACAGATAAAAAATGTACGGTAACATCATGAATACGTCCAACATGGACGATCTTAAAAGAAACTACAAACGAAATTTCCAAATGGCTAAGTCAGAAATTATCAACATCACGACACCAGTGTGTCTATTTCAATTCGCATGGTTAGTAGAACCAGATACTAAGTTTGATGCGTCCGGCATCTGGCAAGTTGAATGTCTTATTGAACCAGAGAAGGCAGCACAAACAGAGCAACAGCTAACAGACTTACTTGATAGATGGAAGGCACAGCTAAAAGCTGAAACACCAAGTAAGAAGTTTAAGCTTGCTCCTTTACCTTGGTCTTATGAAGAGATCAACGGAACTCCTTACTTCAGAATAAAAACCAAGATGAAAGGTGGTGGTGTAAGAGCAGACGGTACGCAGTGGAAACAAAGACCTCCTGTTTTATATAACGCACAAGGTAAACCAATGTCTGAAGATGAAAGACAAAAAGTAAACAAGTGTGGTCCTGGTACAACTGGTCAGGTCAACATGAGATGTAGTGGTTGGGAAACAGCAGCCTTTGGTGTTGGTATAAAGATCCAACCTGAAGCTGTCATTATTAAAAGTCACGTTGAGTATGCCAAAACAGCCGAAAGCTACGGGTTTGAAACCGAAGAAGCAACCGAAGAGGAAGCCCCAAAGGTCGCAGGTTTCGAGACAGTCTCTTCAGGGAGTGAATTTTAGAAGTAAATTTGAAGCTACAATAGCTGCAAGTTTAATTGCAAATAAAATTCCCTATGACTATGAAAAAATTGATCTTGAATACTGCATCATCGGGTCTTACAAACCTGACTTCATCTTTAAAAACTTTATCGTTGAAGCCAAAGGTTACTTCTCTCCTGAGGACAGAAGAAAGATGCTTGCAGTTAAGGAGAAACATCCCAGTTTAGATATACGTTTCTGTTTTCAGAACGCAAAAACAAAACTTAGTCGTGGCAAAAAGAGAAGCCTTACCTATGCTCAATGGGCAGAACGTCATGGGTTTCTCTGGAGTCATGGCTCCATCCCAGAAGAATGGCATGAACGACAAGAGTAAATATGTAAGAAAAACTAGCTGCTCTGAATGTGGCAGCAAAGATAACATGGCTATCTATGACGATGGACATGGTTATTGCTTTGGTTGTGGTCATACCTATCAGCCACCAAAAGATAAACCCAGAAAGTCTTTTATTAAAACAGTGAAGAAACCTTTATTAAAATTTGTATCTCCAAGACCTTTACCGAAACGTGGCTTAACACAAGAAACTTGTGAAATGTTTGGCTATGGAATATCAGAACACAATGGTCAACCAGTACAGGTCGCTACCTATGAGGACAAGTTAGGTAGACAAGCAGCACAGCATATTAGATTTCAGAACAAAAAATTTATTTGGCTAGGTGATGTAGCAGAACTCCAGCTATGGGGTCAAAGGCTTTGGCGACAACAGAATACAGGTAATATGTTTGTCACCATTACAGAAGGAGAGATAGATTGTATGTCTGTTTCTCAGGCACAAGGTAACAAGTTTCCTGTGGTAAGTTTGCCATCTGGTTCACAATCAGCTAACAAGTACATAGCTGCGAATTTAAAATGGTTATCTCAATTTGTACGAATAGTTCTTTGTTTTGACAGTGACGAGCCTGGCATGGCTGCTGCCGAAAAAGCAATTAAAATCTTACCTGCTGGCAAGGCAGCTATATGTAGACTCCCTAGAAAAGACGCTAATGAAATGCTCCTCGCAGGGGAAGGGGATGAACTTAGAAAACTCTTATTCCAAGCAACACCTGTTAGACCAGATGGAATACTTAACGCCAGTAATCTCTGGGGAGAACTAACAAAGAAAGGATCTAACAGCGTCTGTCCTTTTCCCTACCCAATGCTAGATCAGTTTACAAAAGGCTTTCGTAAAAGCCAGATGATAACGATAGCAGCAGGTAGTGGTACAGGTAAGTCAACTATATGTAGAGAACTAGCACATCACTTTCTTAAGAATAAACTTACTGTTGGTTACATAGCACTGGAAGAGAGTGTACAAAGAACAATGCAGGGGATACTCGGTGTAGAGATGAATAAACCCCTGCACCTTGAGGATAATGTAGAAGAAACAGAAGGGTTGAAACAATCTTTTGACAGGTTGTTTGGTACAGAAAAACTATTCTTATATGATCACTTCGGATCTATGGACCCTGACAGGTTGATAGAACAGATCACCTACCTTGCAACAGCAGAAGGTGTAGACGTAGTGATACTGGATCATCTGACAATAGTTGTTTCTGGTATAGATAATGTCGATGAAAGAAGAGCTATTGATATTGCGTGTACAAAACTACGACAGGTTGTTGAATCTACTGGCATAGGTTTAATACTTGTTAGCCATTTAAGAAGACCACCTGGTCTTTCTCACGAACAAGGACAGACTGTAAGTACCTCAGATCTAAGAGGTAGCTCAGGAATACTTCAGCTATCAGATCTTTGTATCAGTGCTGAAAGAAATCAGCAGTCGGAAAGCTATGCAGAAAGGGCAGAGCTACAGCTACGAGTGCTGAAGAACAGGCATACAGGGATGACAGGACCGATAGATAAATTATTGTATGACCAAAGCACAGGAAGACTTGTAGTACCTATGGCAACTTATTTCGGAAACTAATGACTTTATTAATTGACGCTGATTGGCTTTTGTATTCTTCATGTTGTGCCTGTGAACAGGACATAAAATGGGATGACAATCTACACACTCTTCATGCTGATGAAAGAGATGTACATGAAATGATTGATGGCAGAGTCTCTTACTATCAGACTATTGCTGAAGGGGATAAGGATATTGTTATGTGCTTTACTGAGTACCCGACATTCAGACATACAATATATCCAGAGTACAAAGCTAATAGAAAGAACAAAAGAAAACCTTTGGCCTTTAAGAAAGTAGTAGAGCAGGTAAGAGAAAAGTATGAATCAAAAAGTTTTGATGGGCTTGAGGGCGATGATGTAATGGCTCTTTTGGCCACTAGCAAACAATACGACAACCCAATAATAGTTTCAGTCGATAAGGACATGAGGTCTGTACCTTGTACCCTCCTAGCAGGTGATGACTTAGAACTTATAACCAAACGTAAGGCTGATCGACATTGGATGAAGCAAGCCCTTACAGGAGATAGTACAGATAACTATTTTGGTATAGATAAAGTAGGACCAGTAACAGCAGAGAAGATACTGGGAGAATCTAAAACACTAGAACAGATGTGGGAGAAGGTAGTAGCTGCGTATGAGAAAAAGAAATATGACTTTGCTGATGCTGTACTTAACGCACAGCTTGCAAGAATACTGAGAGATGGCGACTTTGATTACAAGACAGGAGAAGTATCTCTTTGGACTCCATAAAAAAACACTGGCAACTTACGGGTCAAAAGTCACCAGTGTTTCTGCTTTGCATAAAAAAACCAATAACTAATGGCGGTCAGCTACTGGTATTTCCGTGTTTAGTAAAAGAAGTAGACCTCTTTCATAATCACCTTATCACATAAATTTAAACCTGCTATACTTTATTACTCAAATTGAACTACAATGCAGATAAATCTTTTTAATCATGTCATCTGAAAAGCTTCCTGTTATTACAGATGAAATGATTTTTGCCTTAGATAAAATCTTTCCGCATCGCCATCCTGATTTGTCATTAACTGATAGAGAGGTATGGTATAGAGCAGGGCAACGTTTTGTTGTTGACTTTCTAATTGAACAACAGAAACGACAAAAAGAAACTATGCTCACTAACACTGTTTTGGAGAATTAACCATGTGTCTCGGAGGACCCCCAAAGCCACCACCATTACCAGAGCCTAGACCTACAGCACCAGCACCAGAAAGGACTGCTAAGACTGTAGTAACTGGTAAGCAAAGAAAGAAAACTTCAGCAACTGGTGCTGCAACAAGGCAGCCTAGAAGAAGTGGTACTGCTTCTTTGAGGATTCCTAGATCTATGGGTAACGCTCAAGGTGGAAACTTAAATTATTAAAATGGAGTATTCAACAGGTGGGCAAACTGCTGCTGGTCGTTATGAGCAGTTGCAGAGTAATAGATCTACTTTTTTAAGAGAAGCTAAAGAATCTTCTAAGTTAACTATTCCTAGCCTTATACCAGAATCATCTACTGGTACTAGAGCTAGGATAAAAACTCCCTTTCAAGCACTTGGTGCAAGGGCTGTAAATTCTTTATCTGCAAAATTATTAGTAGCTCTTCTACCACCTGGTACTCCCTTTTTTAAATTAAGCATTGATAGTCTTGCCTTGTTACAAGAAGGAGGACAGGAAGGATTAGAAACTGAAATAGATAAAGGATTACGCACAATAGAAAATGCTTTGATGGATGAAATCGAAGTATCTAATGATCGTGTTGCAATGTTTG